AAACTGAAATGAAACGAGCCATTTATCTATAAAACCTAATCAATATTTCTTCTATTTTATGAGGGGTTAACCTAGAGCAATTGCAAAGACAATTGAACTGTCTTCAGCAAAGGTCTGAGTAGCAACTGTATCTCCGCTCATTTTGATAGTTCCACCTGTAATTGTGGTGCCTGTAATGTTTGTCGCCGTTGCGTTAGTAAATAGAGCATGAGTACCGGTGACTGTGGTCCCTGTTATATTTGTCGCTGTTGCATTAGTAAATAACGCACTGGTTCCCGTGACTGTAGTACCAGTGATGTTGGTTGCAGTTGCATTAGTGAATAAAGCATGAGTACCAGTGACTGTCACACCTGATATAGTTGCTCCCTTACCTTCGATAGTTCCTGTGACCGTTAGATCACCACCAACAGCTAGATCGTCAGTTATATTCAAGTCATCAGTAACATTTAAATCAACTGCGTTAACTGTGGTGAAGTTAGCTGTTGTACCAGTGACTGTCGTGCCTGTGATATTAGTTGCTGTGACATTAGTAATAGTACCTGTGGTAGCTACTACTGTAGTTGCATAAAGTGCTCTCCAGGTCTTGGCGGTGCTACCTAAGTCACGATCATTAGCAGTTGCATCAGGGAAAATTGCAGAATCTACAACAGCAGTAAATGTGACTGTATCACTATCTGCATTACCTATATCTAAATTTCCTAGAACAGAAGCATTACCAGTTACTGTTAGATCTCCTCCAATAGTAGTGTCATCTGTTACATCGAGATCATCAGAGACATTTAAATCAACCGCATTGACTGTGGTGAAGTTAGCTGTGGTGCCTGTAACTGTAGTACCTGTGATATTAGTTGCAGTTGCGTTAGTAAATAAAGCAGAGGTACCTGTTACTGTTGCACCTGAAACTGTAGTAGTACCAACGACAGTAACACCTGTTATCAGAGGTGATAGTATTTTGGTTCCACCTGTTATTATTGCTCCTGATATAGTTCCCTTACCCTCGATAGTTCCTGTTACAGTCGCATCTCCACCAATAGTTACATCATCTGCAACTATAAAATCATCTTGTACTGTGAAATCCTGAGCAGTAACATTGGTAAATTGTCCTGTATCACCAGATATAGTAGCTCCACTGACTAAAGTGGTTCCTATTATATTTACACCTGTGACATTCGTAGATTTTACATTTGTCCCTGTAATCGTGGTACCAGTGATGTTAGTCGCTGTTGCATTGGTAAATAAAGCCGAAGTACCAGTAACTGTAGTACCTGTGATATTTGTAGCAGTTGCATTGGTAAATAAAGCTGAAGTACCAGTAACTGTGGCTCCTGAAACTGTGGTGGTACCAACAATGGTTGTACCTGTTATCAATGGAGATAAGACCTTAGTTCCACCAGTTATTATTGCTCCTGATATAGTCCCTTTACCTTCTACAGTTCCAGTGACTGTTAGATCTCCACCTACTCCTAAGTCGTCAGTTATCTCTAAATCGTCAGTAACATTAAGATCTACTGCATTAACTGTAGTGAAATTAGCTGTTGCACCAGTTACTGTAGTACCTGTGATATTAGTTGCCGTTGCGTTAGTAAATAGTGCAGAGGTACCTGTTACCGTGACACCACTAAGAAGAGTACTAAATTTACCAGTGACAGAGTTTATTGTTGTACCTGTAAAGGTTACTGCCTTAATAGTAGAACCTTCAATAGCTCCACCAGTTATATTGGTACCACTGATAGTCCCAGAAGCTGTTACGTCATTCTGAACTAATATTCCACTTATAGTCGCTAAGTTACTTACAACTAATCCTGAGGAAGTAGTTAAACCTGATACTGTGAAATCATCTTCAACTATTACATTCCCACTGACAGTACCACCTGTTCGAGGTAAATAATGAACATTTAAATATGCTTTTGTACCTGATATTGTTAACTTTTTATTCTTTAATCCAGGATCGGGTTCTGATACATTAACAACTGTTAATAAATCATCTTCTGCTAATTGGAGACCCGCCTGTTCTTGTAATTCACTAATTCTACGGTTTGCCACGACCTAATTCTAGTTAACACTTTATTAACTAATTATAGATCTAGTATTCTGACGATTAATTAACCTTAATTTCTACTCTAGGTAGGAAATCTGTTGCAAGTTTCCATCCAAATTGCACCCCAGTTACTAATAAACAAGAAACCACTAATAGTAAAACTACCTCTGCAATCGTTAGGTTTCTTCTAACATAAACTACCTGCTGATTAGGGGGGTTATTTGTTACATTTTGTGCTAAAGTTTGTTGTATAGCTAGCTCTCTAGCACGAGCCTTCATTAAAGCTAATTGTTCTGGAGTTATTTGTGGAACTCCGGGTTGTTGACTTGGTGGTACCTGCTCTTCCATTGATGCAAAATTGTTTACTTTTACATTAGCATTTAATCAAGAGTAATGAAACTATGAATACAGGATTACGCAAAGGTTTAGAAGATATAGCGTGGGAATTAAAGGGGATAAAAAATATTTTATCTTCAATGTGGCATAGTCGTTATGAGAAAGGAATTACAGATGCTCTAAATCCTCAAGCATTTGCTGATGAATATATAAGTACAGAAGAATGCTCTCGTAGACTGGGAGTTTCAGATCAGACTCTTCGTAATTGGATGGCTTTAGGTAGAAAACATCCTGATAAAGGATGGGTTGAAGGTATACATTACGTCAACGCATCTCCTGATCCGGGCAGAAAGGCATTAATTAGGATACCTTGGAATAAATTGGTGCAATCATTCGCAAAGAATAAGAAGTTTACATCGCAAGATTACAGGAAGAAAGCATCACCTATGTACGTAACAACTAGCACTGGAAAGTTAACATGATTGCACATAGATTTATTAACATCGATATATCAAAAGTTACTATAAAAAACTATAAACAAACACTATCAGAATCACTAAGCTCTCAAGTAGAAATATTTATTCCTCCAGAGGGTTCTTTTGATGATGGTTGTTTAAGAAGATATTTAGAAAATGTATTAAATTATGAGCAAGAAGATGCGAACTCTAATATGACATTAGCGAATAGATTACGTATTGCTTTCCAAGACATGAATGCAGATACTATATGTGGTAAATTTCCAAAAGCGGAATTACCTTTAAAAAGACGATTACGCTGTGTAGCTGAATATTTAATTAGGTCAGGAGAGTTTAATAAAGTAAGAGATAATGATGGCAAACTAGTAAAAAAGCGTGGTATTTTAGGAAAAATGGTTGTGCTTTATCAACCAATGCCTAAATTACTTGAATCTTTATCTAGACAGGGACTATTAAAAAAATGAACAGAAGAGAACGATTAATTGCCTCCGTCATAGGAGAAGACATGGACCCACAAAAGGCAGCATTCTTAGATACAACTATTAAATTTATTCTTGCTGATCAGGGAGAACAGTATTTAAAATTTTGGGATCTTAAAGGGCCAGGAGTTATGAGATTGAATGCTACACAGCAAACAGACTCATGGTGTACCTTGGAAGATTTAAGAGATGATATACGCTTATGTGAATCAATAAACAATGAAGATTTGAGTGAGAGTCTAAAAAGAATTTTAAATAGAGCAGAAAAGATTGATCCTAAGAAGATGGCTGGATATATGGTTTTAGATAAAGCTGGAATCAGATATCTAGAAATAGATTATGAAAACATGGAAACAGTAGATGCTTCTCCTTGTTCTCTTAACTAATGGCTATACATGATGTTAAAAAACATAATGAAGATTTAGAACTAATTACTAATTATGATTTAGTATCTGCTGCACATGCTTTATTAGAAGGTATAGATCTAGACGTTGCTAGTTCTCGTGTAGCTAATGATTATGTAGAAGCTAAAAACTTCTTTACCCCCAATGAGGATGGGTTAAATTGTCAGCAATGGTATGGCAGTGTTTATTTATTTCCTCCAAGTGGTGCATATTTCTGGGATAAAAAGAATGAAAAATGGAAGATGACTCGTGCTTCTTCTCCTTCTTTAACTTCATCACACGCTGTATGGTTTCGTAAATTATATAAATCGTGGTTAGCTAAAGAAATAGAACAAGGACTCTATTTTACAAATTGTCCCGACATGATTAGATACGAACAGAAGATATTTGACTTCCCTATTTGTATATTAAAGACCGCACCTTCGTTAATAAAAAATACAAGTAAAGGTATCGGTACACATAAAACTTGTACGTCTTTATTGGTATATCTACCTCCGATACAAAACTCTACAAAAATGATAGAAAAGTTTATAGATATTTATGATGAAAAAGGTAGACTCCTTTGTTAGATTAGATATACTCGAAGAACACAAAAGAAGCACCATGAGTATCTTATCTGATTGGGAAATTAAGCATCTTGTTGAAAAAGAAAACATGATAGAACCCTTTGTAGCAAAGGAAGTTAAAGAAATTAATGGTAAGAAAACTCTGAGTTATGGGTTAAGTTCTTATGGCTATGATATAAGACTATCTGAAGAGAAATGTTCACTGTTTGGAGGTACACAAACAGGTATGTGTGACCCCAAAGATTTTGATTTCGAGATATTGAAATCTACCACACTAAATGAAGATGAAAGAGGTAAATACTTCTTATTGCCACCTTTTGGATATTGTTTATGTAGGGCAGAAGAAAAGATAAAACTACCAAAAGATATCACTGTTGTTGCTGTCGGTAAATCTAGTTATGCAAGATCAGGAATATTCTGTAATATCACACCTGCTGAAAGTGGATGGGAGGGTTATTTAACATTACAAATAACAAATTGTACCTCCTTATTTAATAGAATTTATGCAAATGAAGGAATTACACAGTTACAATTTCATAGAGGAAATCCCTGTGATATAGACTATCCTCAAAGAAAAAGTAGTAGAAAGATAAAAAAAGAGATTGCTAAAGTCTAATTATAGATAGAAAGCCTTACCGAACTGGGGCTTTGGTTTACTGGCATATTCAGTAGATCCAGCTCCCGGTCCTCCGAAGTTACGTCCTCTGAGACTTGGTAGTTCAACTCCACCTAAGTCTGCTTTTCCTATTGGTGTCCTACCTCCTATACTAGGTTCGGAGAATCCACTTTCTTGTCTATACTTACCAGCGGCACGAGAAGCTTTAAAGAATTTTCTTACACGATTCTGTTGTTCATTACTAGACTCTACATCTCCTCTCTTATCCATCTCTAAGCGACGCAGATCAACGTCATAAGCCTGTTCAGGGTTTATATCAGATATCTCAGCTCCGGACGTTCCTGAGTCCTTTGCGGGGTCGTATGTAGTATCGTAGAATCTTGCCATGATAATATTGTAGGAGAAAGAAATCGTCCATTTATTAGAAATTTGTTATGGGAAGAGTAACACAGGTTGAGCTTCCATATGAGGAACCCACATTTGATGAGACAGCAGACGGTGTAACAGATAATGCGGATGATTTTAACATCACCAAATTTGAAGCACTATTAAACAGATTGGAAGGATCTAAAAAGCGTCAGCAAAGACAAAGATCAGTAGAAGGACGTAGAGACATCTTTGCTCAAGGTCTTGCTGGCATGATGAGTAATTTCTAAACAACTTACAACTATAGAACAATGATCGGTGCTACTAATTTTTTAGGAGACTTTGTTAAAGATGAAATGAAATGTAGAGTTTTGTCTGTAGAAGATTTTGGTGCTCCAATAGATAATGAAAAAAATGACGTTCCTTTGTATGATATGTATAACAGAGGATTAGCAGCATGCGAAAACGGGATGAACAGAATGAATCTGGGACAGAGACCAGGTCTGACGGGATATATTCCCTCAATGGAGGATGGAATGAAGCAAGGGGCTTCCGTGAAGCCGAAAACCCTCTTAATGGTGTTAGACTCTCCGAATTCAAAAACGAAGAAGTAAATAAGAAAATGGAAGAATGTACTGATGGCTTTTGTCCAATGCCTACTGCTACAGCAGTGGATCACAATTTACATTTTTTCGATCCAGTAGAAAAGCCAATACATTATGCAGCAAGTTCTGTGGAGTGCATAGATGCAATAGAAGCTCAGATGACTCCAGAAGAGTTTCGAGGTTATCTAAAAGGTAATGTAGTTAAATATTTATGGCGTGAACGAAAAAAAGGAGGCAAAGAATCCCTTAAGAAAGCTAGATGGTATTTAAATAAACTTATTGACTTACAGAGCTAAAGGCTCATCATCATCTTCATCTAACTCCTCATTCATAGCTTCTTGAGCTTTAGTAGCCAGATCAAGTAATTCGACATCTGTAGGAACATCAAAGTCAATGTCTACATTCTCTTCTGCCATCATAGATTTGAGTGCGTATATTTCCATTAGACGCTGATGAAACAAAGATAACAACGCAACATAAAGTTGATCCCATGTCATGTCTTTTGCTCTCATCTCAGCTTTCTTCATAGAAAACTGATGTTCTAACGGCAGTTGGAATGCTTTAGGTTCAACTGAATTTTCCATTAGTTGTTACTATTTTCTACTTTTATTCTACGACTATCTATCGAAATCACCATAGGTACTTTCAAAATATGTGTCCAATTTGACTTCATCCGATAATTCTTTGGAATGATTTCCATAATCATTCATAAATTCTGCAAGTATATAAGGATTAACTTTTTTCTCTAATTTCAATAAAGCTTCTATCTGACAAGGAAAAGCTTGATAACTATTTGCTGCTATTAATAAAACACCTGGAAAAGGAACCTCAGTAATATCTATCTCCTCTACAAATAAATTTGTTTCTTCTTTTCTTCTCTCTAATAAATATCCCAATGCTTTGTGATTCGCATCATATATCCATCTATTCATCTCTTCTGCTGCAGAGTGATAACGTTGTCCTTCAATCTGATCAATAATGGTGCTGTATAAAAAAGATTTCCAACCTATTGAATGAATAAAAGATACTAAAGCATTCTTCATTGAGTGATCTATTCGTAAATTTAATTTATCTAATTCTTCTTCAATTAAATGTATTTCACATAGTAAATACTCTAGAGCTTTCTGTTTGGTTACACAATGTCCTGACTTTACTGGAGAACCATCTGGATAAAATTGAGTTCCATAACCAAAAGTGTAAGGATGCCTTCCAGTGACTGGGTCTGGGTAGGCTTTTTCTTTATACCCTTCATGTTTACAAATAATGTTAATGGCTTTAGTGAAATCTGCCATATAAAGTAATAACTATCTACTATTAATCATACCTAACTTTATTACCATTTCACCTTATGAGACCAATATCTAGCAGAGAATTTATCGGGGTTAGCATCTTGTGCATTATGTCTAGCATAGTAAGACTTCTTACGTGCTTTATCTTTTGCCGTTTTAGGATTTTTACCAGCTCCTTTTACACCTTGTTGTCCAAATCTTATAATTTTTTCTTTACCATCTTTACATGCTTTTACTACATGTGACTTAGTAGGATGTTTGGGTGTTCTCTTTGGCTTATTACACGCCATCTTATCCTTCGCAAGTTTTGCGGCTGTTGCTGCTTTTTTACGTTTACTTGACATCTGTTACTTAATCATAAACCGAGAACCCTTGTGTAAATTGATTTAAAAACTCACTTCCACTCGTAGACTTTTTAGTTTTATACTCTTCATCATAATCCACGTCAAACGTAAAATAGCTACTTTTTTTCTTATCTTCTTGTTTTTCCTCTTGTTTTTCTAATCCAAATGTATCATCTCCTAACAATTGACCAACACTAATGAAAGCTTCAATAGGATCAGTATTTTTATTAAACCCACTTAAACCCGGTATTTCAAATGTTCCTTTCTCCCCAACCTGACTCAATAACGATTGAGTGGATTTATCTAAATCAGGGAATACATCTTTATAAAAATCATCTTCCGATCCTTCATAACCAGCACTTTGAAATGTTTTAAATAATTGAGTGTCTCCTTGTAGTTTGGCATCTGTTTTATAATCCTCTTCTCTTTGTATATATTCAACTCCAAGTAGTTCTTGCGTAGGTTTCTCACGCTTTTCATTGAGATATTTTATGTTTCTTCTAATATTCTCGGCACTCCCTGTTCTAAATGTCTCAGCAAGATAACCTCTTAAATCTTCAAAATCACCTTGAAAATCTCCAAGTAAACTTTCACCATCTGATCCAGTTAAAGCTTCTTCCCAACTCTCAGGAACATTTGGATCTAAGCCTTCTAACATCTCGTCTGCATATTCATCGGGTCTTATAAACTGTCCAAAAACATCCGTATTTTCACCTGCCTCTTCTACAAGTAACGGTACAATCTCCGTATCAATATACTCTTGAACTTGACCAGGATTTATAGCATCTTTCGCTGGATCAAATTCTTCAAATTGACCTTTAACTTGATAATGTAATCTAGCAAACGCCTCTTGATCTTCAACATCAACACCATATTGATATGCTACCTCTGCCCATGTTGGAGCATTAACGTCACCTCCTCTTATCAACACCTGAGGATTTTCTCGTGCTCTACGCCAATCTTCTTCTACTATATTTTTCTGTTTCTGATATAGGTCCTGTAAATATTTACTTGTACCAGCTCCAGTTGGATTAAAATAAAATTCATAATCAAATTCTTGATCTTTTGCATTTTTTTCAATGTCTTGTAGGTATTTGTTTGCTTTAAGCTCCGCAACTTGATTAAGAGCATTTAATGTACTTTGTGTTTGAAAAGGGTTTTGTTCTTCATCTTGAACATCTAGATATTCGACAAACTCATGCATTGATCTAGATTCATTAAATCTTGGTTGTAGATAATTAGTAATATAACTTTCCGCAAAGGATTTTTGAATGTTTACTTCTTCTCTTGCAGCTTCCTCTGCCTCCTCCTTGGTATAACCTAACGTTAAATATTCATCTTCAAATTCACTGTAATTTTTTTTAATTGAATCATCAAACCACTCTTGCCAGTTATAAATCACATTATTATTTACACCTGTAACCTTACTTAATTGTTTTTCTAAAGTCTTTGGATCAAATCCACTATTTTTCCCCGCGAATCCTAAAAATCCACCTACACCTGTATCTCCTAATAAAGAATCCGTAAGACTCTTATTTATATCCATTATTTCCCCAAACGTAGAAAATTGTCCCAGTGTTGCTAGTTCTTGTTCTTTAGCCTTTGCTCTTTTTAATTCATTCATAGTATCTGTCAGAACATTCTGAGTTAATGCTCCAAATTTCTTTGTCTGTACAAGTGCCTCCTCTCCTAACACACCTGTAATCGCATCTTCTAAATCAGTTATTTTAAATCCTTCATCTGAAAAATTCCGAAGAGCTTCTAAATCAGCTTCATCCCCAACTTGTCGATATACTAATAAAAATTCATCTGGATTATTAACATTTAACAAATCTCCAGCTGCTTCAACAAATTTATTAGGAGTACCATCCTCCCTAGCTTTTATAGCATCCTCGTAAGCTTTCTTTATATATTCAACATTATCTATAACAGCTTGTGGATCATCTTCTTTAATAGTTAACATATCATCTCTATACGTTTGTATCTCTGCATCAGTAGGAGCAGTCTCAACAATTCCTTCTGTTTTATCTAATGGATCAGCTGCATTACCTCTTAATTCTCCTAGTCCACGTTGTTGTCCATATCTATATAGGTAAAATCCAGTTTCATCTCCATATCTCTCAGTAATGTCAATATCATCATCAGCTACAGCATCATTCCATTTTTCTTGCTCTGTCTGAGTTTGGTGAGGTAAAGACTGTGTCTTGTAATAGTCAGGATCAAAAGTCCCTACTGGAGGTTTTGCTTTAGTATTAATGTAACTTAAATTGTCATCCTCAGATCCAAAGTCAAATTTCTTTAATTTCTCACCTCTATAAAATGCTTTAAACGTATCTTCTACATCTCCTAATATCTTTTGAGAGTCTTCTGCATTAATCCCAGCTTCTTCTAATTTTTTAATAAGTCTAATCTTTTCTCTCTGATCGGTATAATCACCACCTGCAGTTTGGTTAGCAATATTTATTGCATCCTTATATACGTCTTCTTTAACCCTAAGATTTTTATTGTAATTTTTATTAAAGTTATTTATTTGACTCCCATAGTCATTAAATTTTGGATTAAATTCATTACGTAACGCAACATTATGATTAGTATCATTGGTTTTATTCATATTTTTTATCATCATTTTCGCTACGTCACTCTTTGCACCTCCTTGTTTAGTAAAGAAATAACCCCCTTGGTTGTAATTTTTATTGTTTCTATTATTTAAATGTCTTGTATCAGCCCAGTCTTGAAGCTCATAATCATCATTATCATTATACCCAAATAAAAAATCACCTTCTTTTTTAAGGACATCATTGATTCTCCTATTTAATTGATTTACTCTCTTTTTAGTGTCATGTACACTCATATCCCGTGGATTTTTTGCCCAATCTTTAAATCCCATTCCACCTTCTGGTTCAATAATATCCGTAACATCTATAACCCAGGTAAACGTTTCTTTTGTGCCATCACTAGCGTTTCTTTGATTTCTAAGCTTGTACTTTACAGGTGCAGTCGTCTTTTCTCTTGTTTTAGATAGATCGCTGCCATCTTCAGAGAATATAAGACCGTGAACTTTATCTCCAAATTGATGCCTACTCCATTTATCTTCGTAATTTGCATTAACATACCTGCCAAATCTTCTACCAGTATCAATTCTAGCCATCTCGTATTTAATAAAAACACGAGCATTTTTAAGATTTTCTGGTAGATTCTCATCAGCGGCATTTTCGTCTAAGAATTGAAGTGCATCATACTTTAATGTCTTATCAGCTTTATCATATTTAAGTGAATTCGTAGTATCAACTTCGGACGGCTCTCCCAAGTCTTCTACCGTCTCTAGATACTTTCTTTCTTGTTCTTCTAAAGCAGTTCTAGATAACCTACCCATCTCGATTACTTACCTACGTATATATCATTATATCTTTTACATCATCACTCATCCATGTTTTTATGGCTTCCAGTTTTACCTGTGAAAAATAGTCTTTACTTTTAAACCACTCTTCCATATTTTTACTTCCTTTATCTGCATTACACTTCCTACATGCAGGTACTAAGTTATATCTATTGTTTGATCCCGATTTAAATTTAGGGACTATATGGTCGAGAGATGTAGCCATTTCCTCACAATAGCCACATTTATGGTTCCAGGCTTCGTAGATTGCTTGTCTATATCGTCGTTTTGCTAGTCGTGGAGAGAGTTCTAAGAGCAGGGTTAATGGTTCCTGTTCATCTCTAAACATACTATTTATCGTCGTTATCTTAGTTTAAAACGACCTATTCTGAAGTAGATAATTAAGAAAAGATTAACTAAATTGGACACTACAAGTGGTGGGGGTAACTTATGGAAGTACTACACATAGTGTCCATGTCTAACAATTCAGAGTGGGTAACTGCTCGTAAAGCAACTCAAATTCTTGGAATCGAAAAGAAAACTTTATTCAAATACAGAGATGATGGGACTTTAAGATTAGGTCCACATTACTTAGCTTTTGAAAACTGTTACTCTCGTGACGATTACAAATACAACATCGAGAAAGTAAAAGAGGAATTACAAAAGAAAAATCTTCTTCCCCTTAAATTCATTGATTCACTTGCAGCTTGAAAGTTCAACTCAAAATAAAAAGCCCAGTAAAAACACTGGGCTATTTTTATGCCATCTGATATAAACCAACTGCAAAAGTTAGAATAGATCCCCAGCCTACAATTCTAGGGATGTATCTAATTGATATAGGGTGTTTATATACTTCCATGACATCGTGATAGGACTGTGACATGGCATCGCTCATTAGAAGATACCAAAGAACATATGTCCTGTAAGAAGGTCACTTGTTGCTGCTGCAACTAGACCAAGCATGGCTAATCTGCCATTCCATTTTTCTGCCCAGATTTTCTGAGATTCAATTACTGCTGTTTTAGTTGTCATTAAAATATACCGGGAATAATTTGACCTGTTGTTATGTAAGAGCCAAGTAGAGCTATGAAACCAATCATTGCCCAACGACCATTAACCTTTTCTGCATTTTGAGGATAACCTTCATATGCAACTGACTCATCAATATAGGGACGAGTTTCAGAAGGAAACATGTTTTGTCTTCCTCCAGATTCTGTTGTTGTGTAAGAAGAATTTGCCATTAAAATATACCTGGAATGATTTGTCCAGTTGTTACATATGCACCGAGAGCTGCTACAAAACCTAGCATTGCTGCCCATCCGTTAAATCTTTCTGCTTCAGGAGTCATTGTTAAGTAATATTAAGTTACTTTAATAAACTACCATATATAAACCGTATTTATGCTTAGTTTAAGCATTCCAATACTTTGCAATTTCAGGAATAATATTTACATCTAATCCCATGAATGGAGGAACAATTCCTAACACTCTAAAAAGACCATCTACAAATGCACCCATAAAGACAAATCCTAAGGACATACTGACCATAGTTGCATTTCTATTGTGCTGATTAATTGCAACAGCAATAGATTGGTCGATTAAAGCTTGTACTTCTTCAGGAGTCATGGGTTTAAAAGGTTTTAATTATTGTATAGAAGGTAAACAAAAAGAAAAGCCCCTCGTCAGGAGAGGGGCACATTTTAAATTAAATTAAGGTAATTGTACTTAACCAATAGCTGGAGCTGTAAGAGCTACAGATGTAGACTCAGCACATGCAAGGTCAAGTGGGAAGTTGTGAGCATTACGCTCGTGCATAACCTCGAAACCTAAGTTTGCTCGGTTAAGAACGTCTGCCCATGTTGGAACAACCTTTCCGTTGGAATCAACGATAGATTGATTGAAGTTAAAGCCATTCAAGTTGAAAGCCATGGTGCATATACCCATTGAGGTAAGCCATATGCAAACAACAGGAAAAACAGCAAGAAAGAAATGTAAACTACGAGAGTTATTAAAGGACGCATATTGGAAGATCAATCTACCGAAGTAGCCATGAGCTGCAACGATATTATAAGTCTCCTCTTCTTGTCCAAACTTGTAACCATAGTTCTGAGATTCTGTCTCAGTTGTCTCTTTAATTAGAGAAGAAGTTACAAGAGATCCATGCATAGCAGAGAATAGTGCTCCACCAAACATACCTGCAACACCAGCCATGTGGAATGGGTGCATGAGAATGTTATGTTCTGCTTGGAATACAAACATAAAGTTGAATGTACCAGAAATACCTAAAGGCATTCCATCAGAGAAAGATCCCTGACCAAATGGATAAACAAGGAATACAGCGAAAGCAGCGGATACTGGAGCTGAATAAGCTACACAGATCCAAGGTCTCATTCCTAATCTGTAACTAAGTTCCCATTGGCGTCCCATGTAAGCAGAGATACCGATAAGGAAGTGGAATATAACGAGTTGATATGGTCCTCCGTTGTATAACCACTCAGACATTGTACCGGCTTCCCAGATTGGGTAGAAATGGAGTCCGATTGCATTTGAGGATGGCACGACTGCTCCGGAAATGATGTTGTTTCCGTAGAGGAATGATCCTGATACTGGTTCTCTGATTCCATCAATATCTACTGGTGGTGCGGCAATAAAAGCCAAGATAAAACAAGTGGCCGCCGTAAGTAAGCAAGGGATCATTATTACTCCAAACCAGCCAACATATAATCTGTTGTTAGTTGAAGTGACCCACTCACAAAACTCAGGCCAGCCGGACACGGATTTACGTGTCTCTATAGCAATAGCCATAATAGAAGTAGTGCGGTTTATATGTATAAATATCAGCTTTTGAAAACAAAAGCCTTAACATTAGTATACATTAACCACTTGGTAAAACGCCGCTGGAAAATGCTCCCCATGCCAATCCAATTGCTTCAATGGTTGAGGTTTCTCCAGATGTATAAGGTAAATGAACTACATCTCCGGGATGATAAGTAGCTGGTTGACCACTGACTAATACTTCACTGTCACCAAATTTTCTTACTTCTCTTTGGTTATCAGAATATATAAAATTAGTATCAACAATATCTCCAAATTTAGGGTCACTCATAATGCTGGCTTGCCTCCTACTGATGGTGTGTATGCTTTACCTGTCTTATCAAACATCGTGAAATTCTGTAGTAACACAAAGTTACTAGGGATGTTAAACAGCTTCTGCATCATAGTAACCATCATAGGTGACTGACAGTTAAAGGGAGGTATGTCCATATGGGCTAAACCATAGTTCATTAGATCTCTCATCGCTGTCTCCTGATCGTTCCTAGTCTTCTCTACAAGCTTCTGTTCCCACTCAACCATGCTTTCCATACCTACAGGGAAATCAGACGGCTCAGGGGGGAATAAACCCTCCTCAAACTTCATAGAATAAATATGTTTACAATATCTAATCTCATCTAATACTGGTTCCCAAAAGTCAGTTAATTGTGTGATTACATTATCTTTCGCTTGGTAATCTTTAAATGAAGGCATACCATCTGATCTAGCTCCTGGTAGTGAGGGATCAGATCCACTTCTTATATAAACAGAACCAAAATCTTTATATACACCGGGATTATCTCTAGTGGTTCCAGGTACAGTTGAAGAAGTTGGTGCTACAGAAGGAGGTAAGTTAAATTCAGCACTAGGTGAAATAATCTCCATTCTTCTATTAGTAACCGCATCTGTCATAGCTTGGTTAGATATCTTCTCTCCAATCTTCAAGACTTCAAAACGTCCAGGCTTTAGAGAAGCTACATTTGTTCTTGGAAAATTACTTGCTTTTCTTTTACCTAAGGTAGATAAGTAAGCGTAATCACGTCTACTGTAATCCTGACAAGTGCAATAATATCTAGTACCTGTCATAAAGAATCTACCTACGTTAGGTGCTTTAGTTGTAGGAGTTACTAAAACTCTATCGGGTGTAGCTTCAATAGATCCTCTTTTCTTTAATTTAATTACTCCCGTTGTTTCATTAATCTCTGCTATAACTGCCTGTACAAATCCAAATCTTTTCTGAGTAGTAGGATCTATCGAGTCTCTATTTATAGGGACACCTTCTGCTTCTATTATTCGATCTTCAATAACCTCACCAATAGTAGGTTTAATTCCTTCTGGTATTCCATCTACAGGAATAAATAAAGGAGGAGGTAATGGATTAGTTGCACTCCAACTTCCAGCTAATTGAACTATAAAAAACTCATCATCCTCAGTTACAGAAGCAATAGATGCTCTAGCTCCTGTATGATCTAAGACATTATCAAAACGTAAGCTACCAGCAACTCTAACTCCAGCCCAATGACAACCTAATTCTTTATTTCTAGTAGGAAATCCTTTAAATACTCCGGGAATGGCAGGTTGATTACCAGCAGCTGGAGATGCTCCCTGAGGTAAAGGTATTTTGTAAGTAAAAGGAAAGTCAATAGTATTTTGATAGTAAGATGCTGTGGCTATTTCAAATCCTCTTCTCCACCTTGACCATGAAGATGCACTATTAATTCTGTAAATAGAAGAAGGTAAACTACCACCAAACTCTGCTTTTATTGGCTTTACACTAAAATCATCCTCTTTACTACTAGCTTGTAGAAAATTAAAAGTGTTGCCTCTTCTTCTAGCCATTACTTTTTGTTCTTAATCTTCCAAGTATCTAATAATATGTATATTATCATTTGTGTAACAGGACTCTAGTGCTGCTTCTGCCATACCTTTATTTCTACTTGCTATGATTGCACCTCTTTCATAGTCAACTGCTTCTGATATGTATTTTTGATTTAAGATTATACCTAAACTTCCACTTCTAATACCAGTTTTACAGTCTTGAGCAACGTGCCAAGCTTCATGCCTAGATGTTCTTATTAATTGAACTTCATTGTGCATATATTTTTTATTTAAATAAATATTGTTGTTTTTAACGTTATAGATTCCAATAGTTTTTTCTGGAAAATATTTTTTATCAGCTAAAAAAACTTTAACTCTAAATCGTTTTAAATTATTTATTAATTGATTAAACTCGTCTGCAATATTATCGTAATTATAATTTGGAAATTCTCTCTTTACATCATTAATGTTTTTAATACGTTCAACATTGTTTCTGCACCATCTAGTGTACAGACATGATAATTTACCTTCATGAAAAGCGTTTACAGGTAAAGAAATTGTTAATGAAAAAATTAGAAATGAGAACAACTTTTTCATTAGAGTTATTACTTTTTTTGTTTAGTTTTTCTTTTCTGTTCCTCTATAAATTTTCTATATACTGCAGCTGGTTGTGCTTTACCAGCAGCTTTAGCTCTCTGCTCCATAGCAATAGCTGCTTGAGTCTTATGTGCGTGTGTACGATCACTTCTTTTGATCTTGGCAACACTAGCTACTGCAGATGCTCTATCTTTAAATCCTAAACCTTTTATAGTTCCTTTTGGATTCTCGTCTGTATATAAATCACTATGCTTCTTACTGTTTGCTGGCTGCCCTTTCTTGCGGGGTATGCGAGCAACCATTAGAAGAATCCTCCTTGAGCAGTTACGTGGACTCCAGAGGCATATCCAGCGGTATTAGGACCCTCTGCATAAACACCTACATATACTCTGTCTCCACGCTCTAGATATATACCCCTGTTTCTAATTGGTTGACCGGCATTCGCATCGCCTGTAGAGGAGGCAAACGCAGAGTGAACGCCGGGAGTGGATAGATGAGGCATTACATCTGAACAATCCACACTATGAACTCCAGCAGGTACTTTCTTGGCAAATAATAATTTATAGTCTCCAGAAGCAGGTATTGGAGTTGTTGTTCCACGGGACTGGTAGAAAACAAAAGTTACTTCAGGTTGTTGTCCATAATTAACACCCTGATAGGTAAATCCTTGAGTAAGACCACCTGAGTAGTTTAAAGCTTTTAAAATACCAGTTAACGTAGTTCCACCTGTATATGTATAATGACCATATTGATAGCTATTACTATTAACAGTAGATTGTGTAGGGTCTTCCATAAAGACAACCATTCCACTAATTAATGAAACGATTGAATCTTTATTGGTAGCGTTCAATGTGAAATCATTACCACGATAGTAATCATTTCTAGTAATCAGAATTGAATCAATTACGCCACCATCATTATTATCTTCACTTAATGCTGCATCCATATCTACCAAGATAGAAGGAGCTTGACCACCTTGTACGAATAGAGTATTGGTTGCCTGACTTCCTACAGTCTGTGTAGTAACTCTTACAGAATCAAATAATGGGCGGTCAACCAATAGAGGTTGTTTATTAGTCGAGGTAGATGCCACTTTTTCTTACACTGCTTTTTTACCTATTATAGCGTCTATCACTTATCTCATCTCCAATTTTCAGCTAAGTGCATACGAGATCCAACTGCGGTATCTGCAGGACCTGGTAAAGCTTGTATAAACTCGGCACCTGATCGCTCATATCTATATCTAGCTTGCATAGGATCTTTGTAATTAGGTACATATAATATCCCTGCTAATCTATTCGTTTCATATAGATATATCTCACTCCATATCTTCAAAGCATCTTTGGCATTACTGGAACGAATAGTTCTATCAACGTCACCAGCAATTGTCTCTAATCTTGTAGAAGGTGTTGATGCTACTTCTGTTTTCTTCTCAGCAGTATCACATCTTCCAATCTGAATAATGATTCTGTCGTTAAAGAATGAATCTGGGATAGTATTCATAGCTTCTTCCAAACGGGCATAGTCCCCTGCTGGTACAGAAACTGTGAAGTATCCTAAATGATACCTAACTCTACTTTTATCGAAGTCAGATAGTTCCACACTTTATTTACGTTATTCAATAATTATACTCGGATTAAATTAGCAGCAAAGAGAGAATCCCAATCTACCCTCTTTATTTGTCTAAGCTGTTCAAGATTCGCAAACTTCTCACCCGATAAAGACATTTGTAAATCTTTTATCTCTTTAGCTGTCTTTAAACCTATTCCCTTTACATGATCCGCAATCATTTGTGCTGTTGCACCATTTATATTTAATCTAGTTTCGGGAGGGAAAGATCGAGGCTCTTCTTTTGCTGCCTTGTCTTTTATTTGTAAAGTTTTGACTTTTGTAGTAGCGGACTTATCTAAAATTAATTCATGGTCAAAGGCGGTAAAAATTTTACCGTCTTGATCTTCAACCATGAAATATTCGCCATCTTCGTAGCTGCAAACTTTTTTAACTCTCGCACCTGTTTTTTTGTGCTGATAAAGCATAACTAAGACCAAGTAATATACCTGATCTTAGTTTACCTCATTTAGCTAACTGTGCGACCTATGATGTACTGCTCGATATCGTTGTACTGAGGAGCTTCATCTGGTTGGATGTAGCAAACTTCACATACAATGTATCCTTTCTTATTAGCATCTACATCTGCATCGGATAGGTAGAAACCATTACCAGCGGAAGTAGCGTTAGCACCTGCTTTACTAAATACTTTGTAAGTAGTTGCAGCTTCTATTGGCTTATAAGCTACGCCTGGATGTAATGCACCACCAGCCGCTGTACCAGAAGCTGTGATAAATGGGTTTCCACTGAAACCTTCAACGCCAGCAGCGAAGAAGATAGCACCAGATCCACCATCACCTGTTCCATCTACTGTTGATGTGATGTTTGCCTGAGCACATCCTTCTGCAAGACCAGAAGCTGCTACAGGTGAACCACCATTACTACGTCCGAATGAGATTGCGTCACCAGTTGCGGCATAAATACCAGAAGCAACACGACCATCCCAGCCAGATGCAACAGAT